GCCTCCTCCATCAATCACGGTAGAACCATCGTCTAAGTTTGGTGCGACAAAGGATTTTGTTCCTTTCTCCACCACGTTAGAGCCAATCTTTTTCTCTATCTTATAACCAAATAGTTCCATATCACTTTACTTTGTTAGTTAAGTTAGTATTATTATGTATATTTATACGCTTAAATAACAAATCGTTTACGCCAATACTGCTACATCATTAGCATCGATTCCACCATCATCCCAAGAAATACTGAAAGTAACAGTATATTCTTGAATTGTATCAACAGTTTCCCAAGAAAGTTCGACTGAACCGATTTCGCTAGGCCATCCATACACATTTGCTTTGTGTGTAGATGGTGAACCATCACGATTATACGGCTGAATCTCGATTTTCTTATGGGCTGTCGCTACGCCAGCGGTTGATGTCATTGAACTAAAGCCAGTAATAGCAGCCTGCCAATTCAACAAAGCGGTACGCATTACATAACCTTCGTCTTGGATAATAGTTGCTGTCCAATCCGCGAATGTTCTGTCACCAGGAACCTTAAGTTTCCGGTTCTGATAAGGTACCTCTACCATTCCAACAGTAGTTGCTGGAAGACTAGCGGCCTTAACAAACATATGTGAATCTATACCTGCAATATTTACCTCAAACAGATTAGGTCTTGCGTAGTCACCTGAATATTGGGAATTAAACGTGTTTACATTAAAATGTGCCATTTTTTATCTCCCTTTATACTTGACCAACGACTTCAGCAAAATCAACACCCGTTTTCGTTGCTACGAAATTAAGCGTGATAAAGTTGATAGACTTGGATGGTTTAAGAAAAATACTCGCAATAAACTGATTCGAGTCAATGACTTCAGGTGTGTTGTTTTCAGCATCACATTGAACGTAAAAATCATACATTCCCTGTCTCGCTTTGATTCCCTCAAGATATGGATTAACCATATTCAAGAAATTCTTACGAGTGAATTCGTTATTGAATTCAAACAAGAAGTATTTTGCGGATATTGATATTGCTTTCTCAAGAATAATGAATAGTCGCCTAACATTAATTCTATCAAATGCACTTGGTTTAGTCAACAGAGTTCTATCTCCCCAAAGCACTGTGCCTTGACCTGGGAAAGTTACAATCGGATTGATACCGTTAGGTAGCATATACAATTGGTCTCTGTGGGCTAGAGTCGGTTGATAAGCAAGTTTCACAACGCCTTTAATCTGACCGCGATTAAGACCACCTGGACTCCACCAAGCATCTCTTACGCTATCAGTATGAGCCATCAATCCTGCTATGTCACCACTGAATCCAATCCAGCGATAAGTATCAGAATAAACGTCATAAACGTATTTGTAGTTACCATCGAGAGTACCGTAAGATGAGGCACTGTTAAATGCAACATCAGTTCTCCAAGCGATTACATTGTTAACAGCGTTTGTGGCGCCACCAACATTTACAACCGTCTCTTTCGGAGGTGATATAATTGCGATACAATCTTTTCTGATTTCCGCAATAGTTTCGATGATGTATTTTGAAACAATAGAAACTTGTGCTGAATTCTCGTTAGAGATTCCACCGCCAATTGCTAAAGAAATATTAATTTCATCAGCATTTGCTAGTACATCCCAACCTTGCATATACTCGTTAGCACCAACCGTACCTGCGTCTACTTCTAGAACCCAAGTATTGCCAGCACCTTCACAAGTTGCTTGGTCATCACCAGAACCGTCATCACAATGAGCAGGAACTCCTGCCGATACTGCGATTCCGCCACTGAATGTTACAGACTGTGCGGCTGTGTTAGTCACGTTATCCGTGTTAACCCAGATAAGTTTAGAGCGAGGATTAATTACATCCATTGCCCAAATGTTTCCACCATCACTGTTTTTGTCGCCTTGTGCGAGTCCAACAAGATAGCGTTCTACAACTTCTTCGTCAACTACTACGACTACTGCCATTTCGTTGTTACCGGAATCGGGCTGAACATCGAATGCACCGGCATATTGCCAGTCACCCCAAGTTGCAGTTCCGTCGTGTGTTTCTACACTAATGCCGTTTCCGTAAGTTCCTGGATAGCGGGCATAAAATCCCTCTGTCAAGGTACCTGAATCCAACTGTGTTTCAAAATCTTCTGACCCTGTGATTTGAGTTACATTTCCAGAAGGCGCGGCATTCATCGCTCCTGAATCAACAACTCGAACTACTTGAAGGCTATTAGCATACTTCAAGAAAGCGGCAGAAGAAAGAAACGCTGGATATGTATCGTTGGTTGGCTGTCCAAAGACTGATACAAGGTCGGCTTCTGAGGTACATAAATACGGCTCAAATGCCGGACCCCAAGTAAAACGACCGACTGTACCACCCAAAGAGGTAGCAACCGCGGGGATAGACGTTGACAAGTCGATTTCTCTTGTCTGGACGCCTGGGCTTAATTGAAATCCCATCGTTTTTCTCCTATATTAAAATTATTTAACTATGGTTCACCCCAATCATTTCACCGTTATTGAGTTATCGTGCGATAATTCTGATGAGGTAATAAGGAAGAAAACACTCTCCTCC